TGCCCGAGAGACCCGTGATAAACGTAGGGTAGAAAAGACGGGACTGAATAATTTTTTTAATATCAGAGAAGTTACCAAACTTGACGAAGGAATCATCTTTTTGAGGGATAAGGTCTTGTTCGATTGTGGGAAGAGCTGCAGGAGCTTGATAGTTCTGTTCGAGTTTTTCTTGAACGGTGAGGTTCCATTTACCACGACCAACCTTGTACTCATTGAGTTTCTTGGTGACGGTCTGATAGCTCATGTCATTCATGGCACACCATCCACGAATGTCACCAGTAGTAACCTCAGGTCCGAAAGTATCTTGAAGGGAAGCGACGATAGAAGAAGTGGATAGTGCCATGATGATTTGTCTCAACAAAGCTATAATATACGAAAACCACCCTTGTGGGGTGGCGGATGGGACAGTTGTCCGACTGGCTCAACTGATGATATCTACAAACTGACTTAATACCTTTCTATTTAGAGACTTTGCATTAAGATTTTTAACAAAAGCAGATCGGATTTTTGCTTTACTTGCACCATCCTCAACATCAAACTCAATGTCGTTGTCAAGAGAAGATGAAAGAATACCAAAGTAAGAAGTATATCCACTGGTCTTGATTGCAACAGACTTGTTCTTTTTGATCTTCCTGTAGGACTCTTCGGTCATGGTGTCATCATACCGTCGAACAAATCCTTTGAAGTCACTATTACTGGCGAGACGGAAACCAATAATATTCACACCAGGATTCATCGTCTTAAGGTCTTCGAGAAGAACTTCAGTGAATTTGTGAAAAGAACCCTCAACCTTGTAAGTGTGTCCAGTCTTACGATTGCGAATGAAGTCGCCCATGTACACACGTCCTGAACCCATACGTCCATCATCGTAGTAATTGTTGACTTTATAGAAGGGGAGAACATTTGCTTCACCATCAGTCAGAATCACGGTATTGATCTTCTGGACTTTATGTTTCGTCTTGAACTGAGGGATAAGTTGATGGAGACATACGATAGCCTCATTCAGAGGAGTACCTGAGAGATTGTAACCGACAGGAATAGAGTAGTTAGACCAACGTACAATGGAATATGCAATACGATACAGATTCCTCATTTGTTGATCAAGCTGTTTCTTGTTCACATCACTGGTGAAGAAGTGAAGAAGACTGAAGTCTGGGCTGATGATCATGTCATACTCTTTGACTTCCTGAATAGGACTTTCAGTATAAGAAAAATAATCCTCACTCTTCTGATAGTTGTTTGTGAATGCATACACATCAAAAGGAATGTTGACCTTACTGCAGAACTGAATCAAATTGAACAGTTGCTTCATAGTTTCCATCAGACAGTCACCCATAGATCCTGACCAATCAAGAATAAAGATCAGACCATGATTCTTACCATCAGGAATGACATTCACTTTTCTGAAAAGATCTTCGTTATACTTGTAGGTATGAAGTTTAGAACAATCCAGAGTACCAGTCTTAGAAGAGAATGACCGAGAGTATGCATCTGCAGACTTCTTACACTCAAACTCTTTCACGAGATAGTTGACTTCTTTCTGAGAAGACTTCTTGTATTGATCGTACTCAGCATCAACAGGACCAAAGTCTCGTGGATGTGTCATCTTTGTTGTCTCTGTATATGCACAGTAATACTCTTTAGGTGTCAATTGATCGATCCAATGATCATTCAATTCCTGATGAATCTGCTTGTTAGAGATTACAATCTTATCAACATCGACCTTTGGTACCTCAAGATAGTTGAAGTCACGACCACCACGTTGTACACCACCGTTGAATTCTTCTTTACCAGATTCAAAGATGTCGTCAGTTTGAACTTCGGGTTCTGGAGCAGTCGTTGATTGTGGTTTTGAGCGACCTTCAGAAAGATCTTCCAGTTCACCAAAGTCTTCTTCACCCTCTCCGTTTTCAACTTCACGACGTTGTGCTTCATCAAGCATCTCTTCGTGAGTCATTCCTTCACCAGATCCATTACCCGACAGAGGAACATCAACACTCTCTTCCTTTTGACTCTGAACCTTACAGAACTTATAGATCTCTTCAGCAACCATCACTGCATCAGCAAAGGTTTCTGTCTCACCCATCATCTCAACATACTTCTTCTCTTCTTCAGTGAAGGGAATATCTACGAAGTTACCAATCTTGTAGTAAAGGTTGGCACGGTCAGCCAAATTGAAAGAATCAAGATCATTGTTCTCAAGATCAAAGAAATCATCTTCAGCAAGTTCTTTGTATCCTTGATAGAAACTCTTAGACAGTCCTGGATATCGACGTTTCATCAGTTTCTCAATACGTGCATCTTCAGTCACGTTGACAAACTGTTTAGGAATACGATCTTCCCATGACCAGTCATTAGGTGTATACAATGCATGACCAACCTCGTGACCCACGAGCATATCGTATACAGTGTTGGATGCCCTCTTCCACATCGGGAGAGTCAGAACTCGACGTTCCACATCAAACTGTGCAGTCTCCACATTGGCGTTCTCCACCACCATGTTCTCAGTGGCAAGGAGTTTAGCGAGTTGTGACTTGATTTCGTAGTTGATCATGGTTGTCTGTCTCGATATAGCTATAATACATCGAAACCCATCATGGTCTGTACTGGGTCGGACAGTTTATATATTGGCACATAGACCAAACCCCTCTTGAATTTCTCCAAGAGGGGTCTTTGGTGATGATTGCTCCTTTTACAAGATTAGTCTTCGGTCAGGACGTGTCTGCAGAACCTCCTTGCGTCGCTATCTATGATACCACATTCTGAAATGCATTGGAAGTATTCGGATACTTGGTCGTATTTCTCATCAGAGTTAGACTTTTCATCCCACTTCCAAGATGCAAGTTCATTGTGCGAAATCAGATTGTGCATTACCAATCTCCAATTCACACATTATATAGTGATGTTTGTGTTACTTCACTAACATTTGTGAAAACGTAACAATATTAAATTTTTCTTGAGAAACCTTTATGTTTTTCGAACTTGACGACTGAATCAAACTTATCATCCATACCAGTCTTGTGACTGATAACGAATATGTTTGCGTCCTTGATGATGTATCGAATAATTTTAAGGAACTCATCGGTTCCAAAACCATCTAGTGAACTATCAAAGACTTCATCCATAATCAGGAGATTTGTATTGACTGAGTTCTTGACCCTTGCAATTTCCCTCCAGGTGAATAGAAGTGACAGGTCAATTCTCATCTTCTCCCCTTCACTAAAAGATGCGTAAGAAAAATCTTCGTGAATGGGAGACTCTACGGTTTCGTTGAATTCTTCGTCAAGTTTGAAGTTGATGTAAAAGTCCATCATCTGTAGATACTTATTAACTTGTTGGTTAATAAGGGGTAGATACTTTTTGATGATCTTTGCTTTTACACCACCGTCTTTAAGAAGACTATAGATGAAATCGTGGTAGGAAATATTGTCTTTGTGCTCTACCAGTTCATCGTATGTCTTATCAAGACTACTGTGTAAGGATTCTAACTTCTCATGCTCAGTATTTCTGTTCTCGAGCTGACTGGTAACAGTTTGAATTTCTGATTCCAGTCCGCTGATCTGTCGTTGAAAACCAGAGATCTGTACATTGAAAGAAGAAATGTCATTAAGTGTTTCTGAAATTTTAGAGGATAGAGTTTTGAAATGTGACTCCCTCAATTCTTCGTCTTTAATAGCCGATTGAAGTTTTTCATAACCCTTTCGGAGCTCTTCTGCTTTAGATTGGGAGTCACTAATTCTATTTACTCGAAACGACTCCTCAATATCTTGGTCACAGGTAGGACATACCGTATTTTCTGTGAAGAATTTATGTTCCTTGACAATACTTTGTATACGTTGAGACAGTTTACCTTTGATACTACCAAACTCTCTCAGTCTCTCTTGAGCATTGTCAACAGATTTTAATTCTTTCTGTAAGTATTCCAATACTTCTTCTTGTTCAAAACTCTGTTTGAAACATCTTTCAATTTCTTGATTCAGAGTTTCGATCTTATCCATCCGTGTCTTGATGTCATCCTTACTCTGACTCTCGATCTTATCGATAAAGTCTTTTTGCATATCAACCTTATCTTTCAAGTTCTCTTTCTTCAGTTCCAGAGTCTTGACCTGTTCACGAATATTACGAATCTTTCCCTTGATCACATCATTCATCGAGGAGAAGATCTTAATGTCCAATAGATCTTCTACAACTTCTCTACGTGAGGAGACAGGAAGTTGCATAAACGGAACAAAGGTCGAAGAACCAAGAATCACAATCTGTGTGAATGACTTGTAGTTCATCTTCAGAACATTCTGTTCCAACCACTTCTGTTGATCAATTGCTGATGCGGACTGATCCAACTCCTCATCGTTACGATAGATCTTGAAGATGTTTGGTTTGATCCCACGTTGAATCTTCCAGTTTACAGAGTTCACATCAAACTCAATCTCGACGAGACAAGCCTTCTCATTCGTAGAGTTGATCAACTGTCCCTTGTTGATCTTACGAAAAGACTTACCATACAAAACAAAAGTCAGTGCATCAAGAATGGTGGACTTACCAGCACCATTCGAACCGATGATCAGAGTGGTGTTCCCCTCGTTTAAATTAACTTCTGTGGGATGATTGCCGGTTGATAAAAAATTCTGCCACTTAATTTTTTTGAAAACTATCATATTCAGAATCAGGAGGGATCACAATATCGTCAGTGGTTATAATAGTGTACCTGTGATCATGCATCTCACAGGTCTTGATCATTATCTCATCTTCTACTTCTAACACATTCATCTCGGGGTAGTCAAGTTCTTCCAGTTGTAAGGCATATCTTTCTGCGTCGTCTTCGTCACAGAAGATATAAAGGACTTGTTCCCCAGACTCATCAACCACAGAGTATGCACCGTCCTTTTCTTTACCAGCAACTGTAATGATAAACATTATACGACCTCACATGCCTCTTGGTATATTTCTTTAATCAGAGACTGAATTACTGTTTTATTTAACTCAGTTTCAGATTCGTCAATATAACGACTGAGGATAGACATCGTGTCTTCTGACTCATCTGCTTCAAACTCTTCGGACTCATCGAGTTGGAAGTTCTCTACAATCTTCAGATCAGCAACACCAGACGTATAGAGTTTGTCGATGAACTTTTCAAACTTCTTTGTGTCTGTCTTCTTTCTTACAATGACCTTGACGATCTTGTTCTCATACTCAGAGGTGTTGAATGTCTGATGGTCAGTGTCTTCGTAGAAGATCTTGTAGAACAATCTGTATGGATTGTTTACGGGTCGATGTTCCAGGGACTCAGTATCAAAAATAGTGAAACCTCTGGGACTTTCGACATCATTCCAGAACATTTCATAGGGATTACCAAGATAGAACACGGTCCCATTGTCGGATCGAGCGTGATAATGTCCCGAAAAGACTTTCTCGAACTTATTAAAGGCTCTTGCGTCATGACCGTGCTCCATGATGTGACCAGGGGTCGCGACGAATCCGTTGAGTTCGAGGTGTCCCATTGCGACTGAACACTTTGTCTTTTTGATAATACTGTTGGTTTCTTTTTCGTTCTGCTCATTGATCCAAGGAATGAATAGAACGGGGAGATCACCCACAGATACTTCTGTAGGAGAAGAATAAACCTCAACATTATCATATTCTTTTAGGAGAAGATCAACAGCATTGATTTCATTCGTATTCTTGTAATATGCATCATGATTACCAACCATGAGATGCATCTTGATACCACGTTCTTTGAGAGGATTGAACACAACTCTCTTCGACCACTTCAATGACTTGAATTCAATACCCTTTCGACTATCAAAGGCATCACCCATGTGAATGACAGTGGTGATACCTTCTTTATCTATCGTAGGAAAGAACACATTGTTGTAGAATTTTTCAAAATAATCGTGAAAGAGTTTAGATCCTTTACGGGCGCCGTAGTGCGTGTCTGAAATTATTGCAACTTTCATCTCTAACCGTGTTCTGGCTTAAATTCTTCCATAGGTTGTGATTTAGTCAAGTCTCTACGTGACTGATTTTTGATAATGATAAAAGCATCTTTGTTGTACTTACGAGTACCAAGAGGTGACTGCCACTTCTTATTGTACTCCTCACCGACATCAATACCAGAGACTTGAGTGCCACCAATCTCTACATCAACCTCATCACCATACTCCCATCCCAGTTTTTCCAATGCGATGGCAAGTTGTCCAAGCATCTTCCCAGGATAAATCACGGACTCGTCCATAACATGTTCCTCGGGGTCAAGTTTTCCAATCATGAATTTCTCAGTTTTTGATGAACTGTATCCTTAATACTATTATAATCAGAATAGTTACCCATGTCAAGATCATTGGCATCAAAGACTTCATCGAAGTCAGTCTTCTCAAGAATCTTGTTCTTGATCTCTAACTGTTTCTTCTCTTGAGAGATCCTTCTCAGGAATGCGTAATAAATGATCTGAGTAAAATAAGCGAAGGGGTTCTTGGACTTCTCAGGATTAAAGTTATGGATATATCTTACACAGTTCTCGATACCATCACAGATCATGTCATCTTTGAACATGTAGTTCACAAAGTTTGGTTTGTATGACAAATGATTTGCAATCTTCAGAAAGCACTCACCAATGTAACGAGGAATTTCTGGTTTCGGTTCGTCGTTGAGTTTTGCTTTCTCAACTCTAGCGAAGTAGTTTTCAAGGGCGTTCAGAAACTCTTTGTTATTTACATAGTGTTCTGCATTTCTGGGTTTAGGCATAACAGTTAATTTTGTTGTTTTAATTATAACAGAGATATCAAGTGTTGACAAGATATCAAAAGTCATATAGACTAGGCTTGTCCCCGAAGATAAGAATACTATAGGTTATATCAAGAGGACTTGTATAACTTCTCTAAAACTTCTTTCGTGTCTCTTACATTTCCTAAGTAACCCATTCTTCGATCTAACTTTGCAAAGTTACCTTGGTTGCTCTTTCTAATGTAATCCTGATAGTTCATAATCATTTCGATGTTCTCTGATTCAGACATCGTGAGAACTTCATCTAAGTTGATCAGGAAAAGATCTTCATTAGAAGTCTTTAACCATGGTTCAAACTTGTATCCAGTAACTGATCCTCTTGTCTTAATAGGTTGAACACAGATAGGATAAGACACAAGTAACATTGTTCGATCATCTTCTTCAGATGCTGCCACCTTACAAAATATCTCATCTCCACATTTAAGTTTGATTGTTGCGTAAAAATCGTCTTCAATCATACGTTCTCCTTATTCTTTTATGTCGATAGTAAAAATGTCATAGTTGAACTGTTCTGAAACATAAATTTTGACCCGTTCAATAAAATGATTCAGTGTGTAATTCTTTCTTGATCCAATTGTTAAGTCATCTGCAATATCATAAAGTTTTGCACTGACTTTATCTTTGCCTTTACGTAGGACTCTACCAATACTTTGTAAGTTTCTTACTCTAGATTTGGATGGAGAGGCAAATATTACATTGTGTAGATTTTTAATATTGATACCAGTACTGAATGTTCCGTAAGATGCAACGATGATAGCGTCTTTTTCTTTTTCAGTAATCTCCCTTACTTGTTCTCTATCTTCGGCATCCACACCACCATGAATAAAGAATACTTTACGGTCTTCACTTACCTTTTTATTTATTAAGTCAAAAAGGATGGCACCATGAGCCTCCACTCTGGAATATAATACAAGACTATTACCATCCAGATCTCTGACTAGATTTGTAATAAAGTTATTTCTTTTCTCATGACCAATGAGAAACTGTATCTCATCTTCGTAGGTTTCAAACTTCTTTGGTTTGTACTTCAAGACAAGACACTGAATATCAAGTGAAGCTAAGTGTCCTTCATCCTGAAGTTTCTTTGTTTGAGTTACTTTATATGATGGACCAAAGAGTCCTTCTAACACCCACTTATGGGTCTGAGAGCCGTCTAGTGTCCCCGTAAACCCGTATCTATACTTAGCATGATGTAACTTATCCATGATACCAATAAGAGACTTACTCTTAAAACTGTCTCTTATAC